CCGAGGCGATGGTCATAGCACTCTGCGTGATAAATTCTCCATTGTACTCGAACATCTCGGCGGATTGAGCAAAGCCCTGCACGAGAGCCTGCCAGGTCACGACAGAAGGGCCGAACCCGACTCCCGGAACCCGGCGAAGCAGGTCCATGCCTACATCAGCTGATTTCGTCTTCGCAATCACGCCTGGCGGAGCTACGAAGATTATATAGAAGTTCGGAAACCACTTGAAGTAATGCTGATCAATCCAGACGCGCCGGCGCAGAGCCCCAGCAATAGCCGAGACCCCGGTCCAGAAGTACATCCTCGGAGGCGCTTCTCCGAACGAAGCGTACTGCTGGAAGGCTTTAATCCAATCAGGAAACAGCCTTCCCGCCATCAGCGCCTCCGGCGGAGAAAGTCACTCGGTGGGTGGGCTGCCCAAGTGGCTCGATAGACAGTACGGCGGCGCCTTCGAATTTTCCAGTAAGGAAAACGGTGCGCCATTCTTGATAGGTAAGGCGCACCGTGCGCTTGCTTGTGTCGCTGTAGACAATCTCGTACTGAATCTTCATTCGCAATCTCCCCAGGATATAGTGGAAGTCTTAATTCCCGCCGGAATGATCAGCGGGCGCTCGTATGGGATGACAATCTTAGCGGCATCCAGAATCCGCGGGATGATCGCCGGGCCGGCAGAGGTAGGGAATTGACCGACCAGTGAATCGTGTACCTGAACCAAGATCTCCACCTCTGGCAACTTCGTAGCGATGGACTCCCAGGCTCGGTTGATGACGCACGCAACTGTGGACTGCGGCACCCAGGCCAAGGCTTGTGGCAGCGCGTTGTCGATTCGGTCGAAAAAGACGTGTCGGTAGCCGAAGCGGTTTTCCGCGATGCGCTTGGTGCGGAGGAGGGCTTCTTGCCGTGTATGCCAGCGCTTGATGCCTGGATGCGCGGCGAACCAGCGTTCTTGCAGGCGTTCCGCTTCCCGGACAGTTATCCCGCAGGTCATGGCCATCGTGCGCGGGCCGCCTCCGTAGTTTGTCCCGTGGACCCAGCTTTTTGCCAACTGCCGCTTGTCCGGGTGGCGCTTCTTGATTTCTTCGAGCGAGCCCGAGAGATTGAACAGCGTCTTCGCGTTGAGCGTGTGCAGGTCTACGCCTTCGGACAAGGCTTGCCGCAGCTCGTCGTCATCGGCCTCCCACACGACAACCTGCAAATCCGCCCGGTCCAGGTCCATATCGAAGATGGTGTAGCCGGGGTCTGGAATGTACAGCTTTCGCACGTTGGGGAGCTGCAGAGCGGTGTGATCGTCACCTTCGGTCCCCTTGGGGATGTTCTGCAAGTTAAGCCCGGAACCGAACGCATTCTCGCTGGAGGATAACCGGAAGGTTTCGGTGCCCGCTCCGTTGTAGGAACTACGGATACGCTGGTCCCGATCGAGCCGGGCTTCGACGAAGGTGGAGAGAAACACGCCGAGGGAGCGGAGTTCCTGAATCTTCCGAATGAATAGTCCGAGCTCAGGAAACTTCCGCGCGTGCCGCTCGAGAGCTTTGTCATCCAGTGTCGGGGCGTGTGTTTTTTTGCTCTTAATGACTGGGAGCTTCAGATCGTCGTAGAAAAGCTCCTTCATCTGCTTCGGGGATTTGATGTTGAGCTCGTGGCCGAGAACCTCGCGAATCCAGGTTTCGCGCTTGGTGATCTCTTCGCGGAGCTCGAAAGCGAATAGAGACTTCTTCGATACGTCCACTCGTATCCCGCGAATCATTGCGCGGAAAAGCAGATCTTGCAAGACGTTCTGCTGAAAGTCCCACTGTGTCGGAAGTGCGGCCTGCGCGGCCGGGAAAAGGCTTTCCGCGATCTCGTAGGTATACGCGCAGTCTTGGCAGTTATACCACCACCAGGTGTCTTCGCCCTTCTTTTGCTCCCACTCTTTGCCGTCGTCTTTCCAGTAGACATAGTGCTCGCAGTGGAGGCTGGCCAGGACGCTGAGCCCCTTCGGTGTGCCGGGGAAGAGCAGATGATGCCCGATCATCGTGTCGAACCAGAAAGTCGGCTTGACCAGAAGCCAGCGCCAGAAATACTGCATGTCATAAACGAAATTCTGCCCAATGCAGCGAGCATTTCGATGACAAAGCACTTTCCGCATGAGGCGCCACAAGATGACTTCTTCTCCCTCGGCCCAATAGCCGTCCCAGCGCTCGATGCACATCAGCGGAATGCAGAAAGCCTGTGTCTTAGATTCGGAGAAGCCAACGCAAGCGATGTGCCCGGCGCGGGTCTCGATATCGACAGAAAGCTTCACTTCGCGTTGCTCGAGCTTTCCGAGAAGGGCTGTGAGGTAGTTTACTGCCTGGTCGAACTTCGGGCGAATTACGAAGTCATACTTCGGGGTAACTACATCCGGGCTCCATTGACCCGCAGCCACCCGCGCTCGTAAGTCGTGAACCGTCATTGCGCGGACAGACCAATCTTGCAGGACAGCCCGCGGGGAGTAGATGGGGACGACCTTTGCTTTGTGGGTGCCGAGCAGCAATGGGAGGGTTGAGCCCCGCCAAGCCTTCACACCGAACTCTCCGCCGAGCAGGGCCAGGGCCAGGTTCCCACAGGCCACGATAACGTTCGGACGGCAGAGCTCAATCTCGCGTTGCAGGAGATCGAGCGATTCCGCAACTTCCGGGGAAAACCACAGCTTCCCAACTTTCACCCAGCCAATTCCGGGGGAATTTTTGTTCTTCGAGACCCACTCTCCCGGGTCCCCCTTCGGGGGCACCTTTCGGGCAGCCAGGGTGACAAAGCAGGCTGAGCGGGAGAGCCCGGCCTCGTGAAGCATCCGGCTGAGCTCGTCCCCTGCCGGGCCGGTGAAGGGCTCACCCTTCCACAGGTCGTCGTGCGTCGGCGCTTCCCCCACTATCATAATTGTCGCTGGGCACGGGCCTGTTGGTCGCATGAGGAGCTCCGAGAAGGGCGATGACGTTTTCGAGGATTTGGAAGAGGCCGTCTGTGCGCCAGGTTGGGGGCAGGCGGGAGACGACTTGATAGTACGGGATGGCGACAGCGCCCCCGACACTTTCGGTCGAGGAAGCGAGATACTCCACCCCCTCGACCTGCACGATGTGGAGGTTAATCCGCCCAAAAGGGACAAAAGCGATCTGGCTCATTTCAGCCCCGCGATTCGTTCCAGACAGATGCCGTAGGCGGCGGCAGCGAACTCTGTCCCGGTGGCGGAAAGTCCGAGCTGCTGGGCTGCTGCAAAAATGGTTCCAGTTCCCGCGAATGAATCGAGCACGGTGTCGCCAGGGCGAACTGATCGCTTAAGGAGCTCGACGTAGGCCTCCACAGGTTTTTGGGCGCCGTGCCCAAGGTTGCCTTCCACCAGGCGACCCTCAAAAACATCCGGTCGAATTGATACGACTGGCTTTTTGCCTTTGACAGCAAAGAGACATAGCTCATAGCTTCGACGAGGGCCGTGCTCCGGCCAGGGGACACGACCCCCCTCGGGCTTGACGTTGACCAGCGGAGTACGGAATGTCCACCAGCCGGCTGCACGACAAGCCTCTCGAAGTTCAATGAAGGTCTCAACATCACACCAAAGGTAGAGATGCGCCTCCGCCTTAGCGACACGGTACCATTCGGGGATGCAGGCCAACATGAGCCCCATTGCGGATTCCCGAGAATCTTCGTACTCGTGCTTGATGCCAGCCATGCGGCCTCCTGCGTCACCAAATGAGTCTGCGTCCATGCCGTAAGGCGGGTCGGTGAGGATAACGTCAAATTGCTCATTCGGGCACTCCTTGAGCCAGGACACAGCCTCGGCGTTGTAGACTTTCATCCGGTCAGAGATGGACACGCGGCCTACAGCGGCGGCGAGCATCTCGCGACGAGCCGTGTCGGCCTTGCGGGTGATGATCTTGGCCGCTTCCTTGGCATTCTTAGCCTTGGCCACATCAGGGTCGGCAAGATGCTTGGCCGCGATCACACTGGAAGACACGGTCTCAGTATAGTGGCCGCCCGCGGCTTTGAAAACTTCCTGGGCGGTGTCGGAAAAGGTTTGCCGCTCGCCACGCTCGACAGCTTGGGCCGTGCGAAGCTCATGGAGGAGGGCAATAGCCTTCGCGTTATCTTGCCAGGGCAGGTCGCGGCGATGAGCATTCTCCGCATACTCGACTTCCATTTGCTGAAGCTTCGTCAGCGCCCCGAAGTCGATGTAAGGGATTTCGCCCGGCGGGACAGCTTGACCCGCGTGCCGCAGGGTTCCGCCCAGGGTGTAGAGCATCTTGACCGCGGAAAGCCGGCACTCCCCGGCAACCAGGGTAGAACCATCCCGCAGGACAATCGGAACGATTAAGCCGCTTGCGCTGATACTACTCAGCAGCGAGGCGATGTGGTCCTCCGGGATGGCGGTACGCTGACGACCCTCGGGGATGGTGACGGTGGAGATTGGTATGGTCTGCATGATAGGGAATGTGGGGTGAATGGGGGGAAAACGGGCTATATCGCGTCGCGGACGATTTAGGCTACCTATGGTGCCGGAATCGTTTTGCGGGCAAATAGGCCGTTAATCCCCCGAATCATTACGCCAGTGCCGCCACCCCCGTCACTTCGGCCACGATGATCGAGGGGTCACGGAAGCTGGGAACGTGCTTGACGGAGACCTTCACCGTCCGGCCCACGGCCTGCGCCAGGGAGAAGCCGGCCTGGTTGATGCCGCACGCCTCGCGGAACCGGCCCAGGCCGATGTTGGAACCCTTCGCCATGTTGATACCCCCCGCGTCGGTCAGGTCCAGCATGATGCCCTGCCGGACAGTGACCTTGGAACGGCCCAGCTGCTGGCGCACGGATTCGTCCTGAATCTCGTACGCCACATCCAGGCGTGCCCAGGGTTTGCCGATGTTGTCGCCCTTGCCGATGATGCCGTCTGCCGGGGTGATGGAAGCCACCTGGGCCACAAACTCACCAGCCGGGCACGGAGCCAAGATGATGTCGTGGGCTTCGCTGAAAGTGGCATTCATGAAGGCTTCTGCGTTGAAATTGCTCATTTTGATTCCTTGGTTACAAGTTGGTTTGACTCAGTTGAAAATACACAGAGGAGAGTCGGGCCTCTATGCTCGGGGAAGTGGGGAGATGATGCCGCCGCGCTGGCGCCAGTTTTTGACAAGCGGCTCGAAAGAGGGCGGGAGCTCGCTTGCGATGGGCGCGTTGCGGGATTTGAGGTCGGCCTGCGGGTCCGCGGAGTCCCAGATGAATTTGGTACCCATCCGTTTGGCCAGGATGACGTCGGTGAAGTACCGGCCCAGGACCGGGGCAAGCTTGCGCCCGAGGGTGGAAGGGTAGATCTTGGCCCCGCCGTTCACTTCGTCCACTTCGCGCTCGGTGTGGGCCGTCACGACTGCATGACAGTGGAACCCGTTGCAGATCTGGTTGATGAGGTTCTCGATGGTCTTCATGGCGACCTGGAACTCCGGCTGCGTCATGGCGTACTTTTCGCCGACGGCGAGCTTGGTTGCCGCGATCGTCAGGCCGGACAGGGAATCAATCACGAGGGCTTTGTCTGTCCCCCAGGTTGAGACATTCCCGAAAGACTCGCCGGTGCGCTGGCACTTGAAATCCATCAGTGCGTTGAGCAGTGGCATGTACTGGTTGGTCTGAGCCCGCGTCATGTCATGCTGTTTTTGCAGCTGGTCTGCGTTGAGCATGGAGATCTGGGAGGCCGCGGTTTTGAGGACCTGGAGCCCAGCGGCTTGCGGCGGGATATACATCCAGTGGAGCTGTTCTTTCGGAACGTCGCCCAGAACGTCGAAAGAGTTCTCGGTGAAGATGCACAGAGGCTTGATGCCCGCGGCAATCAGTGTGCGGATGGAGAAAGTTTTCCCGCTCCCGGTCCCACCCATGAGAAGGACTTTAATGCCCGGAAGTGGCGAAGCCGCAGCGGGCGGCGAAACTGGTGTGTTCATGAATACTCCTAAGGTGCGTGGCTTTTGGTGCGGCCAGCCACAAAAAAGGCCGAATAGTTAGGGGGATTTACGACAGCATTAATACCCCAATTGTATCATCCCCTTGCCCGCCAAGTCAATCCATACTCGGATTGCCACCAGAGGAGGTGGAGGCGGGCTTCCCGGCGGAGGACTGCGGGAGGAAGGTGTGTCTCCCAGTCGTAGTCTTGGCCGAGGGCGGCGGCGCGGATTCGGAGGGCTCCAATGAAGGAGCCGGCAACATACCAGGGGGAATTTTCCACGGGTTCGCAGTCTGGACAGCCGGCGTCAGTCGCACGCCAGTCGGGATGGAGGGGCTGAAAGAGACGACCCCAGAGTTCTCCGCACTGTGGGCAGACCAGGGCGCGGGAGTACTGGCCGGCATCGCTGCTTGTGCCTCGAGCGAGCTCTGTATGTCGGATAATGTATACGAGTTGGTCTGGAACTGCTCCCGGACCTGGCGCGGGAGTTGGGGTAGGTGTGTGGCCAAGCATGTTTGTGTTTCCAGAAGGCGAAGGAGGAGGATTTGAAGATGCTGAGCTGCCGGTATGTTTGAGTCAGTCATTTTTTAATCTTTTGAACAGGCTATTAGAGTTTTGAACACTTTTCGTCGCTCCTGGCCTGCTGGCAGCACCAAGCTGCGCGCCACGCCTTCCATGCCAAATGCGCCGGAAACTCGTCGTAGCAGTTGCGCTCGGCATTCCACGTTGCATCAAGCAAATGCTCCGCCATCA